TATCTACACCAAGTGTGCCGCCTCCGTCTGTAACCTGCACAGTAGTTCCAGAAAGTGACATAGAGGTATTATATTCATTCGCAGGGTTTGAATCAGCATCATTCACATTTAGATTTAATGTGCCGCCACCACCAGATAATGAAATATTACCAGCAGCTCCATTTGTGGAAATAGTCTGCAATTCATTAGTAGTGCTACTGTCTTGATCAGCTACAGAAAAACTACCTCCGCTATTGGATAAAGTAACGATAGTTCCCGCTCTTGAAATGGTTTGAAGTTCATTTGTTGTACTTGCGTCCGCATCGTTTACATTTAAGTTCAAAGTGCCACCACCACCAGATAGACTTATGTTGCCAGCCGCACCATTCGTTAATATCGTTTGTAATTCGTTGGTAATACTACCATCAATTTCTGTAGGTGTTGGAGCATCCACAATCTGACCAAAAATATCTTTACCAAGATATCCAGAAAATGTTGATCCTGTAAAATCCGTCAATTTTAAGCCTCCACTTACATCAAGTTCATAAGCAGGGCTTAAACAACCTATACAGATACCAGTTGCATTCGAAGAAAATACTACTGCACTTGGGTTTCCCCCTGCTGTAGTTGATCTAAGTAGTGTTAAATCTCCGTCGCCAGCATATTGCGTTGCAAATGAAAAGTTTCTGTTAGTTCCGCTTGACGGTGTGAAGAAGTCAAAATAACTAAGAGATGAAGCAGCTTCGAATCTCGTTCTTTTACCCCCTGGAATCTTAGCATAAAAAGAAACATTTGTCGGATTTGTGCTATGGCTATTCCAAGAAAATTCAGAAGTAGTATTGTCACCAGCCCTAAATGTTGTCGCCACGTCTAAGCTATTTTTCACCTCAACCGCCCCAGTGTTAAAGATATTCAAAAGTGCAGTAGTTGGATTTGAGCTAGTTGAAGCTGATCCTAGTATGGTTAATTGATCAGCGCCAAGATAACCACTACCCATAGCCCAGCGGTAAGAACTTGTCCTGTTCCATCCGTACATAGGTATTGAACCAGTCGCGGAGAAATTCACATCTGTTGTATTTGTATAAGATTTACTTGCAGTTACTACACTGTTAGGATAAGTCAAATTTGCACTATTTGTCATCGTGTCAAACGCTGATCCAAAACCAATTCTAGTTGATGGGAGATAATTACCGTATGCGCCACCTACTTTATCTAAAACTGACCATGTTACGCCTCCCTCTGTAATTCTTATTGAATCCGTGTTGGTAAAAGCTGTTATTAGTTCATTATTTTTTGCACTATCCGCATCAGCGATGGAGAAAGTGACGCCCGTGCCGCTTGTAATATTTAATGTCTGATTATTTCCGGTTTTGACGCCGACTAAAAGGTTTTGAGAATCAGTGTTATCCAAATAAGGTGTAAGATTCACCGTTTTAGCTGGTTGACCATCCTTTGAAAGTGAATTGTAAAGGATATTAGAAACAATTGAAAATGTATCTATTATTTGTATTTCATTGGTAGTGTCTTCTGTGTATTTTAATGCTCCTGAGACAATAGAAAGGTTTGCCCCCAACGATAAATCAACCATTTTTCCCGCCGCATTCCTACCAGTCAAAATAGTAGCAACTCCTGTCCAATCCGTTAGCCTTACAGAACCTGTGACGTCTACATTATATAATGGGTTTTGTTGATTTATTCCAAAATTACTTGACGCTAATGTAACAAGTGCATGAGCAGCGCCTTGCTTTAATGTAATTGGGGTTGATCCAGTCGCAAGTTCCGTTAATCCAAACCACCCTAGTCCATTGAAGCCAAAACCAAAACCTGTTGTATTTTGGTCATTTTTTAACCTAAAGAAATTATTATTGTTTCCGTAAAAAGTAAAATCATTTCTATTAGTATTCAACCCGAAATAAAGCGCATTACCATCGTCGTTGAAAAGTTGACCTGCACCCAATATTCTTAGTTTATTTTCGACTGTTATTGGATATAAAGCATTTTCAGAGATCAATTGCAGTCCGTTGTACCACCGTTCTGTTGAAAAAGAGTTAGTCCTATGATCTGTTACAACTAGGTCGTCACCATTTTCCGCTTTGTTCTTTGTTAAGCTACTTACAAAGGCATACTCAGTTTTCAGCCCATTCCACGAAGCTGCGTATGACATAAGCCTCTGTGCTGGTCTACCATATCTCGGCCAAAACTCAATATGCCTTTCTACGACAGTGTCAGCAACTGGCCCTGCTTGGTTCAAATTATAAGAATATTCCCATGCATCTTCTAATCCTACTTGGCCTTCAGGTGGTAAGGTGGATGGATTATATCCCATTCTGAAGACCATGTTTGGCGCGTCCATGTTTTCATTTACATCAAACTCTCTACCAATTACATCAAAATTAGGATAATCATATTCTTGTAATGTCTTAGCATTCAAAGAAATGTAAGTCAATCCATCAGACAAACTATCAGGTTTAATTTCTAATGCTTTTGTATCGTTTTCACCCTTAATAGTCAAGGTGCTACCCGTATTTTCAAACTTAGAATTTGGCCCAATGGCTAAGTCTCCCGTTCGGTACCCTTTTGTTACCTTATTTACTAAATCAGTCTCCAAATTCTGTACCTTGAAAGCAGCACTATCCAAATAAACCCTATCCAATTTTGCAGGAGTTATACTACCATCGTTCACGTTTGCCGTTATTACATTGGCAACCTCGCTCAAAGAAACAGTTGCTGTGTTTGACACAGATGTACTGTCAGGCCCACCAGGAGGAGGCGTGCTCCAATGCGCATATCCAGACGCGTCAGATATTAATACTTGCCCCAACGTACCAACTGTGCCTAAAGGAGCAAATAAAAGCCCTGAGTTATCAGCAAATATTTGTGAGTTTTTCCAACTCATTAAAGCGTGTCCAGAACCTCCAGCTTCAAGCAAAAATCCGCGTTCAGCAGGATGACTTAAAGGCCGAACAAAAATACCACCACCTGAATTATTAGTGAAATGAATAACTGAATCACTATACATGGTTGCGCCAAATCCCTCAATATTATAGTTCTCATATCCAAATTTACCAAAACCAGCCTCTTTATGTTGCGAGGCAAATCCATATTTAGAAAAAACACTAAAACTTGTATCTGTAGCTGTTTGGCCTATAAAGTTAAGGAACTTGTCAGCCCTCATATCTACAATCCTATTTGTTGCAATACCTTTAATCGAGTCTGAGTAGGTATAAATATTGCTCATTCTGGTTACAAAAGAATAAGAGCTATCAGGTGAAGGTCGATAAAATAAAGAGTCATTTATGATTACATGTTTACCGTATTCATTGCCTCTAATACTATCCGAATCCGCAACTGAAAATGTGACAGGCGTTCCACCAGTTATGTTGATTGTTTGATTGTTACCAACTTTGCCTCCGTCGGATAGGTTTTGATTATCTGTGTTGACGGTGTGAATAACCTTGCCCCAAAATGTTTCTAAACAAGTTGGACATTGCTTATAGTAAAGACTATCATTAGAAAATCTTGGTGTTCCAAACTCGTTCCCTATAATAGAATCAGGGTCAGCGTAGTGAGGCGGATGGGTAACTTTACCTACAAAAATTTCTGAACAATTAAAACAAGGCTTATAAAAGATAGAGTCTAAATTAAATCTTGCTGTACCTCTTTCGTTAAGACTGTCTTGGTCAGGTACGACCACTTTCCAAATAGTTGAAAACCCTTGAAATTTCAATTTCAAAGTATCGCCAGATTTAGAAAAGTCTTCTATTTGCAGTAATGGGACACTTGATGGATCATTGTGTTCGATTTCGTAGACTAAAAAGCTATCAACTAAATTTATGCTAAGTGTTTGTTTGTCGTTGTCAGTCACTAGCAAGTCGTTACTCCCAATTATACCAATACCATAATTAGTATAACCCGGGCCTACGAACAACTCTGTGAATTGCAAGCTATCTCTTACTCTCGCAATCTTTCCATAGAAATATTCTGTGCAAACATAGCATTCTTTGTAGAAAAGTGAGTCGTTAGATATCCTTGGTACACCTCGTTCATTTATATTTGACGTATCGATTAATGTTACAAATGTCTTCAAATATCCCGGACCTTTCTGATAGAAGAGCGAATCACTGGATCTGGTCAAATTGCCAAGCTCGTTTTCAGTATCTCCGTCTACTTCATTTACCAGAATTCCATAATACCCGCCACCAAGATTATCAAGGTAAACGCCTCCCGGTGCAGGTCCGGAAAAAACGATTGTTTCTCCGCTGGGAAACGTGATGCTTTGCCCAGAACCAAAATCTGAAAACAACGTAAGCTCATTGGTATTTGAAGTATCTATAAGTGTTACAAATGTTTTTGGGCAACTTGGACATTGCTTGTAGTAGAGGCTGTCATTACTCCTAGAAAGACTGCCTCGTTGATTTAATGTATCAGAGATTCCTCCGATTATGCTTACGGTGTCACCGTTGTAATACCAGATGCCGTTTATGTACAGAGAATCCATAAACCCTAAGCTGTCTTTTTTGGACCAAATAGGTTCCCCGTCACCAGTTCTACCCCTTACGATCCAGTTTCCAGAAGAATCCGGAGCATATTCAACCCTGTATAATGGAATCTGCTCGTCTGACTGAGAGAACAAATTAATAGTAAGAAAAAGTAAAGCAATTATTTTTAAATACCTCATGGAGTGTGTAAGTAATTTCCGTTTATTATGATTGATATTCTGCCTGACTGAGGCCTATTAAAATTTATTTTATTGGGGAGTTCTATCAAATATTTGTTATTAGATGTAGAAGTCAAAGCCATCTTGTCTGTATAAAGCTGCACTCCTTGGCCATAGATGTTTATCGATCCATTTATTTCGTCAGCAGTTCTTGCAGCTATGTCAGTTAGATCATAATCCAATGTTATAAATGTCTGTCCCGTTAGTGTGAAATAATCGGTATAAATAGAATCCAAACAAGTTCTCAAAAATTGAACAAACAATGTTTTATTTCCGAACTGCGTATCATCAGGTTCTACATAGTACGATTTCCCATATATATCTTTAATTACTACATCGGTTGCACCGTAATAAGTAATAGCTAATGGGCACGTCAAAGACTTCTTTTCAGTTCCGTTGTCGATCACTATACCAGTAAATAAAGTGTCGGCTTCATAGCTATTAGCCACAAAGCCGACCGGCAGTAGTTTATTTTTATAACAGGTAACCGTTAGCACTATATCGCTACGTTGGTTACTGCTACGCCATTCACACTGGTAATTTGAGCACTACCAATGAAAGTAATTACAAAAGTACCTGTAACGGTAACAGCTGCACCTCCTTCAAGGTAATCGTCCAAAATGTAGCCATGCTCAACAAGTTTGGCTTCCAATGCAGTTCTTATCCCAATAGCCGTAGTAGGCGCAGGAGAAAAAGCAATCGTCTGCGAAACACCGTCCGCATCAGGGAAAATCATCGCCGTTAGCGACGTGGCAATAGTTACAGTACCCTTGTATTTAGGAACCGTTACACATGCAAAATCATCAGAAACCTTAAACGTATTCGCGGTTTCGGCGCTAGTGTTTAATCTTTTCTTGAACATAATAATAATAATTTATATAAATAATTGAACAATACCATCTCCCCACTTCCCTTCGGGACAATGAGTCAACTCCTTTTTGCCTTTTTTGATATTCCAATTGACTTTGGTTTCAACCTTTAAATCAATGTAACACCCACACTTGTCGCATTTTTCATCCACATTAAACGGACAAGTCCTGCAAGCCTCTTTTCTCATTTCAATAGTTTCTAAATCAGCTTTACCGTCTAATTTTTCAACTATAATTGCATATTTTACAATATTTCTTTTTAACTCTTCTGCCCACATATCTAAAAAGCTACTCTACCATCATAATCATCAGCGCATTCGGTTTCATTTTCTCCACATCCAACTACTGAGGTTTGGTATGTTTTCTTGTAAAACCGCATCATCGCAAATTTAGCCTGGTTAATTTGATTCTCCAAACTTCTTATGATCACATAATACTCTTTAGTGTCAACCGTTCTTTCCCCACTATCTTCGAATATTTTTGTAGTACCTTTTGCTGCGATCTTGTAAGTATTGAATGGCATTACAGCTTTCAATACTGTCAATGCAATCCACCTAGCCATCCCCTTTTCCCAAAGCTCATTGTAATTCGTATCAACGAAATATTTAGCTATTTCCCAAGAAGCATTTACTCCTACGATATCACTATTGGATGCAATTTTGGACTTATAATGGTAGCCATTAAATTCTACAATTTCATTCAAAGCATATACCTTGTCCTCGCTCCATTGCTTGCATTGAGAGAAGTCTACTGCATTTAAAATCATTGCATCCCTGAACTCAAAAGAAATACAGTCACCAAACAATGATTCTTCGCTAGGATAAATCTCTGCGCAAAACAAATCCAGATCAAAGCTCTGTAGTGCCGGCACCCATTTCGCTGCTTCCGTAGGTGTCATTAGTGTATTTCTCATTCTTCAAGATTTGTATGTAAGGGCTTTGAAATTGGAAAGACAAATTTTCTAAGTCAGTCCTTTGTTTCCATTGAATAGCCAATTTTATTGCAGTGTCTAGCAAATCTCTTACCTTGTTTTGGTAGTATAAATTTGTCGTAACATCTTTCACTTTTAATTCATCAATATAAACACCGGTAGAAAAATACGAACTTGTATTACCACCCAATAACCTTGGGGACCAACTATGAGACTGGATGATATTATCCTTATTCATAACGCCAATAGTCTTATAGTACTTCTCATTAGTGTTTGGCAAAAGTTGCTCTACTTCCATTGGCTTTGAGTCCTTTGGCCTACTCATTAATATCAAAGTAGAAGGGTCTTTGCTCTTATTGGTGAATTTCTTTTCCCAACGATCTAAAGTGCTCGCAAATCCTGCGTTTTTAGCAGATTTATTATTAATTAATCTATTTACATTCGGAGCATCATCTTCAACTTCTATGATCAATTTTCCAGTAAAATCTTTACCGGTTAATCTACATAAATAGAACAAATTTTGATACTCATTATATTGATTTAAAAAACTACCTTTTGAAGGAGGTTTACCATACCATATGTTTCCATTTTTAGAGCAAATAATGGTTTTGTAAACTCCCTTATCTTTTATAGCATTTGGGTAAACAGGGATTTCTCTTGCATCATCAGGCATGAATCCACTCATGATTGTGCCCCACTTATTTGAATGAACAGCCACTCTATTGTTGTAATTAGCTGACCATTGGAACTTTATCATCCTCGTTTCGTGTCTGATAAACCTGACTTTCCTTTCAGTACCAACTTCCCACATGTTTACCTCTAAAAACATGTTGCCGTTTTTCTCCCACTCAACATAGTTATTGATGGCAGAATCTTTTATAGTTTCGTCCCTATACCAATCAATCTCTTCTTTTACGAACTTCGCATAATCCTGGGCTTTCTTTCCTTCTATGTAATTATACTCGTCGCCAAGATCAAACTGATTATCGAAACTTTCACACACCTTTATTTTACCGCCAAAAGCAGTAATCTTCTTAGACTCTATACAAGCCTGAGAAGTAGGTGAAACATCAGCCATTTTGTCAAAGAACTGTAACAAGCTATCGCCCGTTCCTTGGGTTGATCCTGCGTAAGGGACCAATTTATTTTTAAAGAAGAAGTCCGATATTTCATCTATATCTGCGACCTCGAAAGGCATTTTAGCATCAATAAGGTCAAAACCGAATAACTCTTGCTCGGTGTTGTTGTCACCTACTTGAAATATCTCGGTTGTTGTTGCCATGCTTAATACCTTTTTTATTTGTTTTTACTTCTGTTTTTACCGGCTCTGCTATCTTAGTTTTTACTTTGACATAAGTAGCACCGATTCTGTATAAGTGTTCCAAAAGTTCTAGATCAGGAGCATAAATTGTTATTTTCCTGAAAGGGTCTTTAGCAGTAGGTCTCTCTACAACTTTATCAGCAGTTAGGGACAAGTCGTATGCCTTGTCCCCTAATGCTGTTATACCCTTTTTGAGTTCTAATTCAAACATTAAGCTGCAATCGCTAATGCTTCTAAAGCACTTACCGCCATAGACGTAGGTACTAAATCCGCAGATGTTGAGATAATATTGTATTCTACCGCACTTTCTCCTTCTCCCGTATTTGATTTTACGCTAGGATTAATCTTAGCTCCCACATAAGAAGGAACTAATGATGCACCGTCGGCAGCAAATTCAGCTCCTTGAAGCATGATTGAGCCATCGTTAAGTACGTGGAAGAACAAACCTTTGAGAACTCCTTTTGCATCTTGTGAAGCAACTACCTTGGCATTTGTAATACCAGTAAATTTCAAAAACGCAGCCTGAGCAGCCCTGTATGTATTACCCTCCCTAGAACCTTCTTGGTTGTACGAAGCGGTATTATCGTCATCGAAAACAAACTTTGCTACGGCATTCGTTGCACCCGCTTTCATAGTGATAGCAGTTAAAATCCCTGACGCTACAGTAGTAGTATCAACGTCGTTCCAGTCCATAGCATAAGTCACACGGACACCTCCGATAGTCTTAGCACCACAAACGGCAGCTTGGTTTTGATCATTTATTTTACAAACTAATGGCATGTCTTAAGCTTTTATGGTTCTTCTAACCGCATAAGTTACAAGATCCGGGTTATTAAATCCTGTACCCACTTTAATGTGAGAGTACATTCTGATTTTGCCCATGTCTTCAATTCTGTCAGACTGTTGAACGATTAAACCAAATCCTTTGCCAGCAGGTAAAGTTGAAGCGTTTTCGTTTGTAAGGATTGGAATGTTACCTGGTACAGTAGCTAATACGAAATGCGTATCGTAACCTAAGATGGCATCAGTAGCATTGATCTCGTCAAAAGCTACTATCCACTTGTTATCCCACTCTAAAACAGAGTCAACACCAATACCCATAGAAGCTGCACCACTTTTCAACAATTCGTAAGAAACAGGAAGTTGAGCAGTAAGAGTGATGATCTCAGATTTGTATTTTTCGAAAATACCTCTTGATACCAACCAAACTTCTTTCATCATTCCACTTCTAGCTACAGTTGTCATTACTGGTTTTCTTGCAGCTCTAACAGCAGGGAATAAGCCTGTGTTTACAGCACCAGTATAAGAAGCACCAGAAACATCACCACCTGCAATTGGAACACTAAAGTTAGGTTCTCCTGCCGCTCTTAAGTAATCAGCAGTAGTCATAAAACCACCAATGTTAGCTTGTTGTGCCTTGAAAGCAGCAAATTCAGCCGCAGAAACCTTATATGCACCAGCAGCCTCAGAAGTAGCTATGATTGGGTTACCGCCCATAGAAACCATATTCCAGAAGTCATTCTTTAGCCCCATGTCTATGATAGACATAATGTCCTTCAATAACATCATACCCTCAGCAGTCTTAAGTATCTTGGTAGGATCACCTGTACCAAATAATACCTCCCATGGAGTACCAAAAAATTCATCTGGACATTGTTGACCCATATAAACTTTCTCGTGCAATTCAAATTCAGCAGACCTACTACCAATACTACCCTTTGGGATAAATTGGCAATTTTCAGGCTTATCGCCCCACAAGTGCGAAGTTCCTGTCAAACTGACCATTTTGTATTTGTCAGTCTTGATGTTGCCTCGGTACGTGAATAATTTCAAAGTGTTATTTGCGATAACGTTGTTACCGTAAATATATCCTTTGAAATACTCTGTAAAATAGTTGCAAGGTATCGCTATGGTACCTGCTCCGTTGTTGGTTCCAAACACATTAACTTTTGCGTTACCAACATTATAAATCATTGTGTTCATAATACTCTTTGATTTAGTTTTGGTCAGCTAAAAACTTGTTAATGTCAAGGACATTGTTGGTGATGTACTTTGCTAAATTTGGATCAGCAACATCATCCTTTTTGTCCTTTTCGAACGTTTCACCGTCCCCTTCTGGATTGCCACCACCAAGACCTTTCTCGACAATGTCAGCAAATTGGTTTTTCAAAGCAGTATTCTCCGCTTTCAAATCCTTGATTTCCGTTTCCAATGTTTTGAACTTGCTGTCTAGCAATTCCGAAATTTGAGTTTTTTGCAAACCCAAAGCATAAGTAATCTTTGCTGTTTGCTCTCCCTCGCTTAAGAACTTCTGAAAAGACTCTTCAACCTTTTCCGGAGTTGCATCGTCAGTTAAAGAAGTTTTTAAGAATTTGTTGAAAATCCCTATTAAACTCATTTTTAAATTGTTTTGATAAGACTTATAAATACCTTGACTTAGATCGCCAAGACTTTTTTGTATTGTTGCTTCTGCATTAGCAGGAATGTCAGCCAAACTAACTTCTAAGAGTTCCCACTCCTTGATAATATAGCCATATTCTTTTTCGCTGACTCTTTCGTATTTCGTAGGAATAAACTTGATGGAAACAGTATTCCACATCCCTAAACCGTGCTGCCTTTTGATTTCTTTACCTTCTGCGCTGCCGGTATCAAGCCAAACATCGCCATCCATCCTGTCATCAAAGATTTCAATATCCTTGACAATTCCAATTGGATTACCTCTTTGGTGATTTTTAAGTAAAATATTTTGTTTTAGGTAGGCGTCGATCTTACCGCCTTTGGTTATGACAAAATCTCCATCTCTGTCTTTAGATGAAGTTGTCAAAGTATATCTACCTAATTTTACTAACATATATCGTATTTGACTACAAATATATGCTACCTAATTTATGGTAGACAACACTTTAATTAAAGTTGGTATGCATTATGAACCATTTTGTTTTATCCAATAAAGAGCAGACTTGGTTATCTCATATTTGATGCACACCATGCGCTCGCTAGTGCCTCTCTCTAAATCTTCAAGCACAAACTTCCGGATCAACTTAGTATAAGGAATTGCGCGAAATATCATTCGAGCACCTTCGTCCACTTGTTTTTCTACACCTATCTCAGCATAGATTCTTAGAATTGCCTTATCTAATTTATCTCCAACCACGATCAATTCCTAATTTTACCCATTGCATAAATCCTTGGTGACTACAACAATAATCTGGATTATGACTCAATACATATTTGTCATGAATCCTGATCAATTCTACAATTTTACCTTCCTCGTACAACTTCTTGACATTTTCATGCTCGTGCTCAGGAAGATTACGAAACATCCACACACTAGACATATCCTTTATTTAAACCGTACTGAATATTGATATCTACTAACTTTTCGTAACTATCACAACAATAATGGTAGGCAGACCACCCTCCTTCGTTGTGCATCATGAAAATTTCTTTATACTTTTTTTGAAGCCATAAACCATAGGCCTTTTTCCACAAACTCATATCATTTATTTCCCAAATTGTATTTGCCTCAGCAAGCCCAATTACGAACTCGCATCCAGGAGGGACTTCTACTCCTTCCGTTGATTGGAAAATTCCTATAATCTCGTATGGTTGCCACCTGACTAATGCTATCATTATTTTGCTTTTATGGTTTTGACAATATTATCACATACCCCCCCCGCAAAAACAACAACCCTTTGGAACCAAATTTCATCAGCATAAATGGTTTCATTAATTTCAAGTAACTGCCATGGGTCACCTAAATTTATTTTATACATCAAATGATCCAAAGCCACACAGCAACCTATCACTCCAATTCTTATAGCTTTATAAGTTCCGTCTTCAATTACAAAATCTACATCAGCGGTATTTTCAGAACAGTCAACACTTCTTTGTAAAAATTCATAACAATATTCAGGAAGCGTGACCGGATCGCAGCCACAAATCAAAGTAACCTCAGCACTCGCACAAACCTTTCTCAGATCGTCAACCATCTTAATCACAACAGGAGCCGCAACAGTACTCTCAATTAGATCGTCTCCAACGTATTCTTTGATCGTCCATGTTATACTATCAATTTCAGCTTCTTCTACTCCCAAGATTTTTGGCAAATATCCGGTACCATCAGGAGTATCAACAACATCAAAGCCTACTGACAAATAAGCTAAGTCGCCACATACTAGAATAATTTTCGTCCCAGAAATACCATCCTTTTCCCCTCGCACATAAAAGCTCTTTGAAGGATTGGTAACAGGCATAGGTGTCCAATCATTACTTAAATCTGTATATCTCCAATCAAATACTGCCGGCATGATTAAAAGCTTGAAGTAGGATATTCATTTGCAGTGTAAGTGCAACCATCCTTAGTGATAAAAAAATCGAATCCATGATCAGCAAAACTCCTAGTTTCTACTTCCGTGACAACTGTTGGGTCAGCCAAAAAAGGATTGGAAACCCTAATATCAATAGCAACATCATTGTCTTTAACACAAGGTGTATAAGCAGAAATCCCTATCACATATCCTTGAACTATATGGTCCCTGTAAATGTAAGTATAGGTAGCTCTACGATCTAGCTTGTTATAGTCGTCTGGATTCATATAAGTTTCCACAGTGCCAGTAACAGAGTTTCTTAATCCCTTGATGGCATTCTTGGCTATCATAGAAAACAAACTTGGAGTCTGCGCTTCTTGAATTTTTACAAAATTCAAATTCAAAGGCTTCAACAAAGCATTGTAAGTGTGAATATCTTCCAAGAAATCCTGACTAGCCCAATATGCTTTATACAAAATTCCATCCCTATAAGGCACCTTATAAAAAGTACTTGGCAAAATTCCTGCATCTCTTTTATATTGTAGATCATCAAAGCCATATGAAAACAAAATCCTTCGACCTACATTGTTTTGCTTGTAATTTTCCTCGCCTACGATCATCGGGAATCTTGTAGACTTGAATTGCCTTTGATTTAAAATATCGAAAACCATACCTACAGTGTACCATTGGCCAACAGGAAACTCTTTGGTTATTGTAGGCTCAAAATACGTGTTTATAAAAGGCTCCCTATCCGAACGATACTTTTCGCCGAAATCAATAAAACTTCCAAAAAATCCGCTCTTTTGGAAACCTTCTTTTTCTTCCCCTTTAGGGATATTTATATCATTGCTTGCCTTGAATCCTAATTCAATGTATCTTGATAATTCTCGCTGATCACTTTCAATATTACTTCCAAACTCTTTGATCCTTTCTACAACCCTATTTATCTGAGTATAGTATCCATCTATTTTGGTGCCATGGTAATAAGCATCAAATGGAGAATGAATAGAGATTTTCATTTTATTGTAATCCACAGTAACCATACCAAATATGGCTTCTGCAAACCCAATGGTAATGTCCCACAAAGTGTCAGAACCTTGAAATAATTTCTCAACATTGTACGACATCCCTTCCTTGATGTAAGCTTTCTTCGGAACAACTTTAAAAGAAATTTCTAATGGGGTAACAGCCCCAAGTGGAGAACCATCGCTTGTTGCCACTTTTTTAACCCCGTCTTTCAAGATATAGTACCTTACCTGTAAAGGTTTTCTATTTGGAGATACATAATGCTCAGCAAATAATTCAACAGTGTGCTCGTCTTCACTATTTAGGTTCCATGTTACATCTGTCTCAGCTACAACTTCATCACCAGAGCACAACTCAAATCTCCAAGTAATATCTGATACAAAACCAGGTAATTTTACTACTTTAAACTTAAACAAAAAACTACTTTCTACAATACCATGATTTCTATATGTATTCCCATCAAAATCTCCATTTGGATTCATTAAAAATACCCACTTGCCATCAACTACAGTTGTATTTCTTGGAGCTAATGGCCTAACTAATGTTCCTGGTACATCGTCATCCACTACTGAGGTGGTTTCCATCGTCGTCTTAGGGAAATAATCATTATACTTGTCGTCCAAAATATAAACTAAAATCCTGCGACCCGCCTCGCTCTCTAAAAATGGGCAATCAAAGTAATAACCAATACTTGCAAATGTCTTTTTCAAAACAGCAGTCAAGTAAACCAATGGCCTTCTTTCGTTGATATCTAAATACCATTTATCAGTAACGTCGTCGTGATTCAACTCTAATGGGAACCTCCAAATTCTACCACCATCAGTATAAGCTTTTCCTCCTACTGCATGATTGATAGCAATACTATTTGTGTCTTGGACAATAAGCCCAGATTCGCCATAATCAACATCTTTTAATTTTTTAGCCTTAGCAAGTTTGGCCCAACTCTTAGAATTGTAAAAAACTACATAAAATCTCCCGTCTGAATGAAAACCATTTCTGATAGGTCTCATTTTATCAATAGGAGAAATATCAGTATTATTGATAATTAAAACATCTATCTCCTTTGGTGATAAATCTATTCCACTTGCATCCAATAACCCATTTAAAGCCAGATAATTCTTCCCCGTCTTTGGGAAACTTACATTGTACAATATTTCATCATTGTACGAACTTCTATAAAGATCAATAGAACTCGTATCAATGAAAGGCATTGTTTTTTCATCGACATCCAAAGGATCCGGATATCCGTTTATTTTAACTACTAAACACATTATCCTAGTTGGTTTACTGTTTGGTTAAAAGTTCCTTCAATTGACCACGCTTTATAGCCGTCTTCATATTCTGAATAATTGTAGCTTAAACTTGACAATTCTCCTTGTACAACTCTCCATCCTGCTGCATCATTTACAACGATATACGCCCTCTTACTTGCTGATACTTGTGCAATCCAACTTTCAGAAATTGTCTCAGAAAAATATTGGTAATTTTTACTCAACCCCCCAGCTCCACTACTCGCCAAATCTTGAAAAGGAGTGTAGCCCGCCAACCATAGATTTTCTTGTAACTGAATACTTATCCTGTTTATATTCCCGCCTCCGCCCAAAATATTGACAGTTCCTAAATTATCCATTCCTCCATTTGGATGTTCAATCCAAATATTATCATAAACAGATCCATAATACACACTATTTGTATTTGAGCTACCAGACCCAGATCCCGGCGTATCAGGATTACCCACGCTAATCAACTGGTTGTCGCAAATCTTATCAGGAGTAGTAGATGACCCACCTTGTATTTTAGAGTTACTACCGTCACTCTTCTTGCTTTTATCGATTCTAAAAACATAAGTCTTGGAGCCTGCAACTATTTCAACAATATAAACCATGGCCTTTTCCGGAGTTACTGTATTATGTCTCAATAAATCAACTGTCATTACAGTATATCCCGTGGAAAAACTATAAGTATAAATTGTCGCACCTGCCGTTGTTTTAAAGGTTATACTACCCGGACCATATACCGTCATGCAATCCAAACAATTGGCACCCACGAAATAGGTGCCATTTTTGGTAAACTTACCGCCAACCAAACTACCAGTACTATCTTTACTAGGAGGTAAATAATTTCCAAATCTACCTCTTATAACATCGGCAAAAGTAGTCGAAGAACTTTCTGTCTCAGTTGCCACTCCTGTAGTTTTGTCAATTTCTACATCGTATAATTTTACAATGATTTGGAATTTTTCATCGGTATTATAAACACCGTTATTAATCAAAGAAAACATCATTGGATATATTTTCGTCGCCCAAAAAGCATGATCATAAGGTACCAAATCTTGAAGTCCAATATTCACTACTTGGGAGGTGGCATGTCGGAATAATGTCAAACTCTTTAGCTCCGTAGCTCCATTGAAAACCTTGAAACCATAACCATTCCACGTCATCTCGTCTTCCGTAAAGCCGGATATCGTAGCAGTATATACAACCTGATCTCTAAATAACATCTAATAAGAATTTAATGCGTACGCTTGGTCCCTGCTCATTCTCGCAGTTTCCTTTAATTTATAACTATCTCTGTTTCCTTCCCTGCTTCCTTGCGCTGAACCGGCTCTCGTAGCTTCGTAAACCTGTACAGCTACCTCAGCTCCTATTTGGGCAGCAATCTGGCCTACATCAACATTTCCTCCTACTCCACCATTAAAAGGAATACCCGTTCCATACCTTTGTCGATCTTGGTCCAAAAATCTTATTACATTAGGGAACCTCCTTACCGTCTTTGCTTTTACGTGGTATTCACCAGCATGGTAATTTGGATTCGCCGGATCGACATACTCGCCTGTTTCATCAGTTCTCACTCCTGCCTTAGAATAATATCCCCCGTAACCACCTCTCGCAAACTTTTGTTTTTTAATGGTAGCTATTTGAATCAAACCTAAAGCTACTGCCGTACCTATTGCTAAAGGATCAGGAGCAGCTTTTATAATCGCCAAGGCAGCTTGGACAACAGCTTCCTTCAAAGCAATGTCTTTTCTCTTTCGAGCAGCTTTTACCTCAGCTTCTTCTCTCTTTTTGTCGTACTCTTTTTGGATTTTTTCTTCCTCAGCAGCATTACCCTTAGCATTGGCTAATTTAGCCTCATATAATGCATCAATCCTCGCTAGTTCATTATCAGATTCGTTTTCAACTCCTTGTTTCTGAAAATCAAAGATAGCTCCAAATACACTACCTACTTGATCAGCTATTCCTTTTAAAGTGTCAAGTAATTTTTTACCTTTTTCTTCGGTATCTTCAAAAGCATTCGTAATAAGCTTACCCTCAGCTTCTTTCAACTTTGCCGTAGCTTCTGCGATCTTTACAGCATTACCACTAGCCTTTGCTATATCTAAATCTACTTGCGCAGATAAAATTTCCCTTGTCAATTGAGCTTTTTCTAAAAACTCATTATACTCTTTTAAACTCTTCTTGCTCCGATCACCATCCAAAAACTCTTGGGTCTTCTTTAGAATTTCATTATCGGCAGCTAAAACCTTATCACTACCATTCAGCGTAGCTTGGCCAACAGCAGCTTTATTTCTTAAACCCCGAGCTTCAATCTCTTTTTGACGTTTTTCATCGCCAGTATAAACGCCGGCAGCGATCTCTTTTTCAATTCTCTCAGCTATATAAATATCGTCCAAGATGGCTTTCTCTTCCAAAAACCTTTCGTAGTCCTCAGTATTTAACTTACCCAACTTCTCGGCATAAGCTCTCTCCGCAGCTATCCTTTCATTGTCTTTTTCAATAGCCCTGCTCGCTCTTTTTTCTTCTTCTTTAGCTGTTTCTATGGCAGCATCCAAGTTGGCCTTCTCTTGTAGACTTAGCTTATCGTCATTCAAAGCCCTTTCTAGCTCTAATTTAGTTCTAGCTACTCTTTTTTCCAACAACAACTCCCTAGCAGCAAAACTTTCTTTGTCGTTGAAAAATACAGCCAACGCTCTCCTATCGTTTTCAAGCTGATTATCAAGTTGACTTCCACTTTGGCTTAAGATGTCTTTATTGTCTAACCTGGATAAATCATCAACCCGCTTTTTAGCAGCTTCTAGCTGATCTTTTACACTTTCCAGAGATTTTACCAAAGGAGTTTTATCAATTCCTTCACCAGCTTTCCTTATTTCGTCCTCAGCCTTTTTTACCAAGTCTTCTAAATACGCAATACTACCCAAAGCAAAGGCAGCTTCACCATCTTTATCCTTGCCTCCTCCTTTTTTACCCAATCCCAACGTTGGGGCTTTACTCCTTACTATACTTTCTTTGTTTTGTAATTCTTTGATGGCTTTATCAACCCTACTTCTTGTTTCACTGTCGCTATCGTAATTTTTGGCAATATCTTCCAATTGTCGTTGCCTTAAAGTAAAATATCCTTCAACAACATTACCGGATTTATCAATACTTCCCAATAAATCTTTATTGCTCTTCCCTTTTGTGTCGATACTCAAATCTAACTTCGCAAACTCCTTTTCAAAGTCCCTTTGGTTTTGCAACGCCCTACTGTAAATATCCCTAGTCCCAGAAGTTCCAACCCTTCTGTTTTCTCCTAATATCCTTTGGTTTTGTAGAAATTCAGTAGTAGACAAGTCTCTCGAAGAATTGAAATTATTCCTTATAGTTCCAATAACACCACTTTGGGCATTCAAAAGACTATTTTTCCCTTTGTCGACTTCACCTTGGGCAATTCCTAATTTAAAAGCCTCAGCTCCTAACCTTCTAGCTCGCTCTAAAATAGTATAATCTTCTGCTAAATTAGATACAGCATTCCTCTCTTCTTCCAAAGCCTTCGTAAAAGCATTTTGGCCTTCAACAACCCTGATCCGGTCTTTCATCTTTCCAGCTACCTCTACCTGTAAATCAGAAATTTGCTGCAAACTCAAATTCTCTAAATCTATACCTTCCAAATAGTCACCGTATTTGAAACTTATTTCCCCAATCAATTTACTCCTTAAAGCCAAATCATTATTGGCAGCTTTCAAAACATTCAAATCATCATTAAACCTATCCAACCTGTCTCCCAATGCATCAGTAGCACTCGCTGCATCCAACTTACTAAAGAAATCCAATACCTCCGTTCCTATATCTACAACTCCCTTTAAAAAACCTTCCAATCCCAGGCCTAAATACGCAGCTTCAACCTTACTCCTAAATAATACCAAACTACCACTCAAACTATTTAACCTCTCCTTTTCCATTATCAGAAACTCCTCGTTGGCTCCCGTAATACTATCTTTCAAAGTAGTCAAACTATCAGCACCATTCAAAAATGCATTGAAAGCATTCACACTCCTCTTATCCGTAAGTTCCAAACTCTCACTCAAATCAATATTGGCAGCTCTCAAAGTTTTTAAACTTCCTACTATCCCATCCAAGCCTTTTACATCCTTTACACCCAAACCCCTCAAAGCAGTTCTTAGCTTGCTCGTATCATCACTCAAATTCAATAAAATATTCCTCGTTGCCGTAGTAGCCACACTATCACTCAAACCAACATCTTTCAAAGCTCCCACCAATGCCAAAGTTTCTTCTAACTTCAAACCAAAAGCATTGGCTGTATTAAATACCTGATTTGCTCCTTGTCTCAGCGTTTCAAAACTCGCTGCCGTCTTAGCCGTAGAAACCCCCAAAGCACTTACAACATCATCACTATCACTTACACTCAAATTGAAAGCATTCAATGTCTGAGCTGTCAAAGCAGCACTATCCTCTACACTACTACCTCCAACTATACTCAATCTCGCTACGTCCTCGACAATACTTTTTATCTCGTCTCTCCTAAATCCCAATTTCGCAAGCTCTATCTCGGCACCAGCTATCTGCGAAGCTGTAAAACTCATAGTCTCGCCCAATCTCCTTGCTTCCAAATCCAACTCTATAGTGCTATCCCTACTCGCAGCTAATCTACTTGCCAACTCCGCTTGTTTGTCGCTATACTCCGCAGTTACCTTACTCGCTTCTATTAAAGTCCTAACAGCAGCAGCAGCACCAGCAATAGGAACACCAGCTGTAACCCCCAATCTACCAACACCACTCGCCAAAGCTCCTATCTGCGAAGGGAAACTTTGACCCCCCCTGATAAATCCACTAAATGCACTCAATAAACTCCTAGTACCCGTAGCAGGTCCAAATCCAGCCCTACTACCATTATTTGTTCCCCCACCACCTCGACCATTAACATTCAAATTACCTAACTGTCTGCCCAAGCTCACAACATCAGTCAAGTTTTTCTTTAATTCCAACACCCCCTTATTCATCTGTCCTATACCACCGACAAACTTACTACTATTCAAGTTATTCAACCCCTCTACCTTAAATGTAACACCCCTACCACTTATACCCTTCAATAACTTGTCAACAACCCTTACCTGACCAGCCAATCCAGCACTATCCAACTTAATCCTAAACCCTAATTCTTTCACGCCCAATACCTTTATATCACAAATATAATATTTTTCACATTCATTGTCTACCATTTTATACTATACCATTATTCACTATCAATACCCCCGAAAGTTTGCAGATTTTGAAATATAATTTTAGATGTGGTTACCTACTCTTTTGAGTTACCCAAAACCACAGTAAATTCTTATGTAACTAAAACCTGGTAGATGATGCATGTTTGCAAAGTTTAATACGATCCGGTTTCAAACGTTCGTTATTGGGCACAAAAAAAGGTGATCAGATACTTTTATCTTGATCACCTTGTTACAGTGTGTTAATTAAATCTTTGTTGCGCTACGGGTATTGCGCGCTTGTCTTCTTACTTTCTTTCTTTGTTTCTTTACTGCTTTCTTTGCAGCGATATACATTCGAATAATGAACATTATCAGCGATACAAAGGAAAAGAATACTAATAGGAGTATAGCCATATTATCGTTCATTTAGATCGTACCCGCACGGTTCTATACTTGTGGGTTTCGATTGGTTGTGTAAGATATTTAATCGTTTCGCTTCGATATGTTCGGCAGTAGGTTCGAATATTTCAGTTAGTGGATGTTCGTGCGTTCGTTGTATTGGTGTGAAGTCATAGCATTTGATTGCATCAGTGATACGTGGACCATCTAACAAATGTATAGTATATCTTAACACTTCAACGTCTTGCAATGTCTTGTGTCCTTTGTAAAACTCCATTGCTGCAAATGTTGTCTTTGTAGCTTCGTGCTTGTCATACAAATAGTGCAAGTCATTGCGATACACTACTTTAGTATCGATCTTATACACGTTCCACGGTGCTTTCATGTTTACCACATGACTAGATAGATAGGCTCTTATTAGTATTGTGTACATCTTCATTCATTGTTTCGGTTACAAACATTCTATTCTCTTTTGCTATTGCTTCCAGTACAGGCAAGCAAGCAATATATATATCTTCATTCTCAAACGTTGCTACTTGTTCGGCATGTCTACCACTTTCAAAATATACTGTTATCATATCTCTAATTTATGTTCGTAAACTTGACTTAAAGTTGTCATATCAACTTGCTTTTCAAGTCCCTTAATCTTTTTTCCAAATCGTCAATATCTGCGATTAACTTTCTTTGTTCTTCTGCGCTATGGATTATGATTAATCCTTGTGTTACCGTCCAAAGTGCTGCTATCTCTTTTAATATGCCATCATCGGAAACGGTTCCAAAATAAAGTTCTTTTTTATAGTAAGTCACACCATAGCCCCCACCTGAATAATTGCAATCTTTTACTGTTACATCATTGAACAGATATAAAGACTTATATTCTTTACGTAAATGAACCCGATAAGATTCACCAGATTCAGCAACAAACGGAAATTCCAGATAATCAATATTGAAACCTTTAGTCCATCCACTTTGTGTCTTAATCTTTTTACCCAAAAAATTTTCGATTTGCGGGTAGATATGATTCATTTGCTTTAAGCTATGGGAGTTAATTAAATTGGTACCATAGACTTTTCTCTCTAAACTTGATAATTTGCTTGTGTCCATTGCTTTTAATTTGTGATTTGTTCCCCTACTTTTTTAACTGACTTCATGTTTATGCGATGGCAGCCAATAGTTAAAACTCCATTTATTGAAGCTACTCTATAGCTACTGAATACGCCTTTTATTGTCATTCCCTTAATGTCTACTTTTGCTTTGATTGCTCTATAGAGATTTTTCGCATCCTCTATATATACTTTTACGCCTTGCGATGTTTCCACAAACTGTTTACAAAAAGATAAACGTAAATAATCCTCTTCGCCTATTCTAAAATCGTTTATTTCGAATGAATCAAACTTTTGTAAAGCTTCTTTTAACTCCTTTTCGGCTTCCTTCTTTTTTATGTCTGCTAACCTTTTTAATGCGTCTTTTGATTTAATGACATTTTCAGGAATACTAACACTATTATAGGCCTCAATAATATCATTGAGTTTTTTTGAATCATTGGGGTTAAAAAATGGATTCGAAACATAGGCCTCATATTTTTGTATAATTGGACCAATATACTTTTCAGGTTTTCTCGCCGTACCCAGTCTATTATAATTGTCCATTATAAAAGAATGTACAAAATCCAAATCGCTATTGGTTTTGAAAACTTGTTCGTATTGTGTAGTAGCGTATTTAATTTGTCCTATGTGCTTTGTTGTGGTATTTGAATAGCCTTTGTCATTTATATGGATTATCGTTCTACCGTTCAACTCAATAAATTCCCCTAAAAGATAATGTCTGCCATATGAGTAAATTCTATTATACTCAAAAAATACATTACTGCACCTGCCTTCTGACTGGGTTCTTTGCGCAAACATGTGGATTACATCTGCATTATTCATAAATACTTTTTTCATTGCTTTACTTTTTGTTTGGTCCCGTGGGTTATTTGCACGGGACCAGGTTTTTAATTAATTCAATACTATAGGCATTACTAACGCGAAATTGTCGCCGTCTACTATCATAGTACCACTGTTGTAGTTTGTAGAAAAATACAACACACTACTTTCAAATGTTCCCAGTGCAGTCATTAAAAACTTACCATTATAGGCACGTTTACCAATGTCGTTTTTCTCAGCTGTTCTAAATTTAAATTCTGTTTCAAATTCGGTACTAAAATCGATATCCTCAGTGCTTACTACCTTTTTATCAAAGTCTAAAACTATCCTTTCAGTTGAAATTGGTGCAAATGGTAACGCCTCTTTGATCGCTGCAATGGTTTCTTTTGTATCATGCAATACTACTATATCATTGTCTTGTGGTACCACTGAAAACCAATCTGGGTATTTTGCATCAATATTTCTATGGCACATCTCATAGTCTAAACCGTCTAAATGCCATCTGTAGACGGTTTTGTTTTGACCGACAACAACACAACAAGACACAGATACATTTAAGGAAGAAAACAATTTTACGGCTGTTGGATGCATAATAAAAGTGTCTTCAACAATGTTTGCCATTTTCAACAAGTAGTGTGCATTCGTGGCTATTAACGCATCTTTATCAGCGTCGAAATAAACGCCTGTCATTGCCATGCGTAATTCGTCTTTACTTAGGTAGGGTAAAAAGCTTTTTAGCTTACTACCTTGCAACAAAGTGTATTTTTCGCTCACCGTTTCAAAACTATATCCGTTTGGTTCATATGCTGCCAATGTAAATTTGCTTTTACCTGAATGAAGTTTGAAAAACTTGTCGTCCTCTTTACTGATAAGTAAGTCCTCTTTGATTGTTGCCACATATTTAGAAAATTGGCCAAAATCAATGGCCCCAGTGACGTCATTTGTACACTTGACATTCAGATAACCATCGCCAAATATCACACTTATATGTTCATTACTAAATGTTACATTGTCCCATTCAAAAACAACTGGTGTTTTCTCCATTACCTTTTTTGCAACGTTGCAAAATGTCTTAATTGCTTTGCTTTCAATTTTCATTTTTTAATTATTTGATTTGTTTGTTAATTTATGTTTTCTAATTGCTTGCTTTACTGAATATCCGATGTATTTAATACCGTCTATATCGTATTTATTCATGGCTTAAGCTTTTTTAGATTGATACTTATAAACCATGTATGAGATACCTATTCCCATAAGAAAAAAACTTGCTACGCCAATAATCATAGTTACTAATTGATCTGGGGTTGTGATTGTGATTGCATTCATTTTCGTAATTTTTATTTTTGTTGTTTAAAAAGTTGCGCTTTACGTTTTCGTCCAACATGGTTTTAATAATATCCTATTTCAATCAATGTTTTTAAATTGCTATTTGAGTTGTTTCTCTTATCAGAACTTTTACCTGTAGCTTGATTATAAGAGTGATGGAAATAAATATCATTACTATCATGGAAAATTCCAAACCAATAATAAATATTTTGGTTTCTATTGTTTCTTTTACAGAATCCAATTTTACCCTCATACATTTCTGTAGTTACTTTTTCTTTTAGTTGTTCGATTGTTATCATTTTAAATATGTTTTTGTTTGTTTAATAATGTAGTTCAAAGATACACCATTCATCTTATTTTGTATTCTTTTACATTATTTTCACTATCTTTTTAACAATATCTTAACTTAAATACCTCAAAATAACCCCAAAAATCTCATTTTGTCAACAATTTGTTGACAGTTTTGGCATACCTATTTTAAAACTACATCACTCCTTATATATAGACATAGCAATAAAATATTTCTTACTTTCGTTTTTCTCTTTTATCCTTATATATAGGTGTCATTATTAATCTTAATTTTTGATCATGAGAAACTAAATTTAATCGCTTCCATATCATCACATGGAAGCGATTTTTTTTTTGATCAAAACGCCTGGTAACACATTAAATATAATTCGCATGCGTCATCTACCACGTTTTTGGCATATCTCATATTTCACTTTTTCATCAAGTGTCTTCTACCATGTTTTAGGTACGGATCCGTCGTACCCAGGAACTTTGGAGGTCACCCAGGTCGCCACCGACCGGATCCCCCGTGCTGAGATTGCGCGCGCTGAGAATCCTAGGGCTGAGAATTACCGTGCTGAGAATCATGGCCGCCAGAACCCCATAGGCTGAGTTTAAACACCTCCCGAACCACCGTCTCCAAATGCAAAAAGGCCACCGAGAGGAAAGCATAACCCTCGATGACCTTTACATTAAAAAATGACAAAAATTAAAAAACAAAAAACCAATATCTTAAACTCATATAAAAAGCAACACCGGACTTTCGGACCTTTCGAGGCTCTACTTGTCACCCTGTCGTTTTGCAAGGTCTAGCAGTTTCAATTTGGATACTATATGCCGTCTATCCGATGCGCTTTAAATGAGAACAATCCTTCAAAAAATCTAGTGCAGCTTCCGTAGCCAATTTTATTCAACAACTGCACTAGATCAACTTCCGATAACCAACTCTTTAGTCGATACAAATCTACGAAGTTTTTTTCATTACTCACAAAACATCTTGCCAAACATTTTAATCTAAAAAGCTGCCATCCTTTACCTTTGTAATCCATGGCAAACCTTAAACCTACTTCAAAATGCTCGTATAAGAAATCTACATCTTTATAACGATCAGCAATTACTTTTTATTGCGCGAACATTGTGCGAACACAAATAAATAACTCCGATCACCACTATTATTTTTATTATCATATTCCTAAAGTCATTTCCCTGTAGTTTGAAAACCATTTTCCTGTAAATCCAATTCCATTTTCCTTTAAAATCAAAACCGATTTACTGTAAATTAAAAATACTTTATAATGCCGCCATTTTCCAAGTGATCTATCATTGCATCCACGAAACTAATATAACCTAACTTTAAAGGATCAACAACCTCAGCCTTCAAGCCAATAGTATCAATCTCACTTCCCTGTGGTTTCTTATTCGGAATATCCTCAAATTCTATCTCCTCACCTAAATCCACTGGATAAGAACCAAAACTCGGTCCAAACTTCCTCACGTGGTCCAACTCGTCTACAACTTCAATTTCCTGTGGTTTCCAAACCCGTACAACCGGACCAATCAACCCACCAAAATCTTTGTTTGATTCCAGGACAGGCTTTTGCATTATAATCACAGCATCAGACATATCACTAACCGCATTACCACAAACACGATCAGCTTCCTCAGCATCAACATAGATATAACAACCCTTCCGTTCAGGATCCGGTATCATCCTCTTTCCCCTTAACTTCTCCTCCACTTTCTCAGCACTCTTTCGTGCTCTAATCTTATTCTTGGCAATATAGTCACTCAACTGATCTTGCCCTGCTTTTTTTCTACCCATCATTAACGCCATTTTTATTACAAAATAATAACTATTTTCCTGTACATTTTAGTATGCGTTTACCCAAATAAATCGCACATTTTTTCCATTAAGGCTCAAAATTCTCGGGCTGAGACAAAAACTACTCTCCAAAAACCCGTAGTTATAAAAGTGGCCTTTTTAGCCATATTACAAAACTCATTTCCCTGCAAAATCCATTTCAAATCACATCCCTCGCACACACATACGAGATTTTTACTACAACTTAGAACCATCTCCCTCTTCCATACACGCCCTACACGCCTAAAACCCTTGTCCCATAAGGCATTTGGTCACCCCTTCCTATATGTGCGCATACACACGACGTGCTGAGGTTTTCGAGACCGCGAGCAGCCCACATTCCTGTATAATGCTGCGTTAAATAAAATTTATGTAAAGTAACGATACCACCTTCATATGGGTTCTTGGTATTTATATTCTAAGAGAGTAATCCATTCATTCTATGTGGTTAATCTATTGGTGTGTTGTTTAATGGATTGTAGTTCTATGGTACTAAGGTATTTCCATTACTTCAATGGTTTTCTGCCTCTATGTTCCTATTCTTGGGGCAATCCTTAATACTAATTCTTTCATATCGTCTAACCGGAAACATCTAATTACATTTGCTATTGCATTAATCTATCGCAAACAACAACATAAAACATACTTTCTACTATCATCTTAATCTATTTTAAATAATTCAACACGCAAATCCTCTTTAGATAATCCTCCAATAGTTACTTCGAAGGTTGTCCAATAACCAACATCTTTCTTGTAAAATGTTTGCATATCAACCGGAATCTTGTACATCTTGTCGGCATCAACAAAGAAAAGAAACTCTTCAGCTCCATAAGATCGCTTAGGTATCAATCCAATAACTGGTCCATTAGTAGAAGGAATCACAACAGTTCCAATACCGGAAGATGATCGTTCTCCAATATACTTTTTATCAACTAAGACCCCTGTTAATCTTTTTGTGGTAGATGTTATGTGGTCGCATAAATCATAAGCCATGACGAAAAAAATCCATAAAACCACAAAAATCAATAAGATTATAGCTATACTCATGACTACATAAAGCCAATAAGTTTGAGTGTCAAAGTATTTAGGGTAAGAATCTAAACTCTTGAAAAAATCCCAAAACGGGAGTGTTTCTAATTTGTATTTCATGCTATTTACTTAAGATGGTGGATGGAAGTCGTCACTACTTATTACTCCTTGACTCGCCATAAATTCAAGCAATTTTTCATTGCTATCTTTTATCATCTTTTCTCGCTCCAAATTTATCCTCCGGTATTCGTCCATCATAGCATCGGCTTGTTTCCAAGCATCCATCGCAACCCCTTCTACGGACCAGCTATTTGTTAACATGATTGCAGCCATAGCATGAGCCGCAAATAATACTCTTGTTTCTTCTATGTTCATTTTCCTTCTACTTTAAAAACTACATTAGCATATCCAGCTTCCTTTACCCTGTACGTTCCTCCATCAATTCTAGCAAAATTAGTTGCTTTTTTTATAAGATCGGATTCAGACAATGACTCCCCAATATTCTCCCATAATTCAAATGAATTAGTAGGGTGAAAATTAAATCCTGATAGCGTTTTCTTTTCTAGTATATAGCTCATATTATGATTAACTTAAATTCAACTTTTAATACTTGTAGCACAGAGTACAATGTTTGAGGCTTATCAATATCAAGCATTATTTTTGTTTCCCTTGGATGGATAGCATCTACCGTCATGAACCAATGTCTGCCAATCATGTCGTAGGTAATTAAACCATCACTAAATCTTATGGCGTAAACTGGTCTCATTTTAATAAAACCTGAATCATCAATACCGTCATACCTAGAACCTTTTTTGAATCCAATTTTTGTTAACTGGTCAATGCTTGGTATAAATGTTTTCATCGCCATACTTTACTCCCCGTGTGGATAATTATCGTTTAATTCTCTCATGTCCTGACTCTCCCAATTCTCTGGGTTTTCGAGTTCGTCAACTGGAACATTAGGGATAACAACTTTATTGGTTTTTATCGGCTCCCATTTTCCAGTTTCTCGGTTTATTTTTTCATATTCCTTTAATCGTCCAGTCAGTATATTGTTTTCTTCCTTCCATGCTTGCATTTCTCTTTGGACCTTCGCTAATTCAGTTTTTAAGTCTCTGTTTTCAATTACAAACAAATTTACACCATGATCTTCGTCATCTTCCAAGACCATTACCTGAATATAATTAACGGTATCCCTATATAAATAAGTACTCACTCCTCCTAAAGGCTTATAGCCCTTTCTACACAAAGAATTTACATTATCTGTTAATTCACTAGTATAGGCTGATTCTACTAATTCGTATTTCATTTTCTGTTTTTTAATTACTTTTTTAAAAGCCCCTGCAATTTCTTACAAGGGCCACCAATGAATCTCTGACCATTCGAAGGTTATTCTTGTTTACTTAACCAAGCATATAATCCATCCGGACCTGTTACTCTTTCAAATACTATCATTCTTGAAAACGGGACGCCATCTATTGATTTTGGGACTAAACTGTATTCTTTAGTAAGCAACTCAGTATGTACCTCACCATCTTCAATCCTTATATTCTTTTACCAATATTTCAATCAACGTCCTACCCGCTAAGAATAGGGCATTAAGATACGGATTTCCTACAAATACGCAAAGCTGTTTTCTATAATTTAATGGCTGATATAGATAATCTTACCAGCTAGAAGCCTCTTACAGGCACTCTTCAAGTTCAATGCTTCAACATAGGCACACTTGCCTTGGACATTTAACTTCTTTTTACCGGCCTTAATGGTAGGATCAAAGACAGTATTCTCTTCCAGCTTTGATTCCTGGATGATGTTGGTAGCCAAATTGTATTCGAAAATCTTACCTCCATCGATCTTTGGCCAATACTTTCCTATCAATTTCAGCTCTTTTACTTGGTTAACCTTTTCTTCAATTACCAGTGCATCTACATCTTCAATCAGTACCTTTTCCATTCTATTTTGTTTTCCTTTCTAACGTAATTAAAGGATTTTATATTGTGTTCCTTCTTAAATCTTTCTTGCATTTCAGGCTTTAATCTTTGCATTTTATCAACCTTGCTTTCCAAAAAACCCTCAACAGCCAATCTATCTAAACTCCCATGATACTCTACCTCTACCCTTATAGTGGTGCTACCTACTACTACTGTGGCACATAAAGTCCTGCCAACTCTCAACCAATTTTTCAATGTCATACCTTGCTGTAAGTTTTTATTAGCTTCTCTAAATCAAATTTTGCTTTAACACTCATGTCAATCCCTATGTCAAACGGAATACCATCTGACTCACACAATTCTGTAATTCTTGAATTTATGGACATCAAATATAACTTATCCAATAAAGCTCTATTCTCTTTATCCATCACTGGAAGCATTGAAAACTCTATCAATTCACTGAGCAAATGTTTAATAGCATCATTTGAAGCCATCTTCACAAAGTCCATCACTCCTTCATCTTCACTGTTTACCATGTTCTTTTATTAGTATTTTAACTGAATACGTTTTGGTTTTATTATGGCTATGGGACACAAGCCCTACATGCTTATTCGTGTCATTTGGCAATAATCCGCATTTAACAAATGCATCCAAGATGAATTTTATACCGAAAAAAACGTTGTCCGGGTCATGTCTTGTAGTTACATTCCACTCGATTTCGAAGTCATATTTACCTTGAAGCATCTCTCTGGTTTGAGATAATACTTCCCAAGAGATACAATCTTGAACTTTCTTTTTCCAAGAAGTAAGCCTATATCTACTCTCTCGGCCTTTTGCCATATTATTCCAATCATTGAGTGTCGGAACTTTTGTTTTTAATATTAGACTAAGCATTGTAGTTTTTCTATTAAATTTATAACACTATCCTCTTGATTTATAGGTAGTTGGTGACTGACTCCGTTCTTTGAAATTACATCAACTAGAACCTTGGTTTCAAGTGAATTTGCCTTTTCAACTTGAAATAAGGCTCGCTTAATCACCTTCCCTCTGAGGATAATTCCCCAATTTTCAGGGTATCTTTTTGCTTCTTTTTCACTACTTATTATAGCATACCGGAAGTCTCCAACCATACTTCTTGTAGATACTTTACTTACCTCTTTAGCAGGTAATGTGGTGTACCATGTAGTTAGTCCTGACTTATTCCAAGCTAGGATTCCTGTAGCTATTTTAATGCATATTTCGAAATTCTTATAATTACAATCCATTTTTACGCACTTTAAATCATAACATCACCACCAGAAGACACACCCAATAATTGATTGAATAATACCATCACTTCTCCATCACCGGTTACTTTATGTACGGCATTTTGAAGATTACATATTTCAGTTTTCGTAAACACTTTTTCTTCAACATCTTCTTTTAGTGTTTCATCTTTCGGCATCTCCATAGAAGACAAAAACATGCCCCTATTTTCAGCCCATTTAATTTCTGATTCAACCCTTGCGAGATAAAAATTGACCTCATGAGCCTCGTGAAGACATTCGCTAAAAGGATCGGTCCCGTCTTGTCTCCACTGGTCAGAATATTTTTTCTCGTCTACTCTTAAATCCTCTCTAAAAGCAAAAAGCTCTTTTAATGTTTTGGTTCCTTCTAATCTTAATCTATAACTCATTTAATATTATTTTACTTACTTTAATCCCATAAGCCACCCACCCATTTATGAGCAGGTGGCTCTCAATTTCGCCTCAAAATGGATTATCTTCCAAGCTGAGGTCTTCAGTGCTCGCAAAATAGCGAACATTCTCTTTATGCCAGCTTACTATTTCCGAATATGTAAGATTACTTACGCCACTTTTATTCCTGCATTGCAAGTACGCCAACTTTAAATAAGGCAATGGTTGACTAATAGCATCCTGTAAATATCTCTTCAATAATGTCGGATTTGTAAATGATTTCCCGCAACAATAAGATTTTCCGACATTTAATTTTCTATTGAACCTAAATACATTTGATTTATCGCTTTCATAATGACAAAAAGGGCATTTTTTTGAGACCCAAACATCTTTGTTTTGACTTCTTATAATGCTAATCCTTTCTGATAACATCGAAATAATTGTTTTTAGGTCTGGATTATTTGTTCTCATATTAATTGATCCGGTACAAGTTTTTATACAATTCTGGATTTATAGTCAACAACTCATAATACAAAGCATCCAAAAAAAGAAATGGGTTTAACAAATGGCGTTCATAATCCATGTTATCCAAAGTGAAGTCTATGAAACCTTCATTACCAGGAGATCTCCTTGAATAATAACCATCCCTTACATGTGCCCAGAAAGTAGCATTAGCCAATGACTCTGCTTCCTTATCGCTCTTGCCTTTTTTTCTTCTCCACCAATCGTATAGCTCGTTGATATACTTTTTCTTACCACCACTATCTAAAGTCCTCTCTATAGCCATCTCTGAGGTATATCCCTCATTTATAAGCAAGCCGTAGTCTTCAAAATAAAACTCTAACTCTAATTCGTTTAAAGTTGTTGATGGTCTGTATATGGAGAAATTTTCTAACTTTCCAGTATAAGGGAAATCGCCATCTTCAAGTTCTTTCTTTAGACCAGCTGATAGAGCTAATTTTAAGCTAGTGCTTGCATCCAATATGTATTTTGCGAAGTATAGCATTACAATCCAAATGGGTTTTCAAAGGAGTATAATTTCCAAGGACAAGTTTGTTCAGTTTCATTTGATTTTTTCTGAGAGTCAAATGCCCTTAATTTTCCACCTGCGAAGTGAGAGAAAAATCTAAACTCCCAAGGGACACCTTCATTACTCCTTACCCACACAGGAGTATCAATAGCAATTTCTATTTCATCAAAAGGCATGGATTGTTCTGTGGGTAAAAAAGATATTGATGGAGCAGGATTATCTATTCCAAAAAGACCATCTTGTGTAAAAGTCTCAGTTCTACCAAAAATCTCAACGTTTACAGTGTATTGACCAGTTTTGCTTATTGCTGACACAATTCCTTTAGAATACACAGGATCACCTGCCTTCCACGGTCTAAATACTTTTATCTTTTCCATTTTTACTTCAATTTCCGTTTACTAAAAATTCATCCCTTACTTCCATCAATATTTGACCCAACAAGTTTTCTCCCCAATTTCCTACATTGTCCCAAGCATCTTCTTTACTAAAACCTATACCCCATATCCTATCCTCTGGTGAAGCCTCTACAATCGTAAATCCTTCAAAACTCAATAGAAAGTCCTTGGCTTCTTTATCTGCTGAGAATCTAGCTGCGACTCCTTTTTTGACTATGTCGTACTTTATTTGGTCCCATTCATCCTCTACAAACCCAATCACACTTCTTCCAAGCTGTTTTTGGAATACAGGCTGATCTTCTTCCATTATTTCATAAGCTGTACGAACATCTCCAAAGAACATAGCTTTTGACCACATCATGTATTGCTCTACGCAATTGTAAGTAATGCCATCACATACGAAATTGTATTGACGCCAATTGCTTAATAATCCTCCCCAGAAAAAATAATGCGGTTTATTCATTTTTACTTTTTAACAGTCTCCTTCTAAAGGTTCTCCGTATTCAACCTCGACATGGACTTCTGTATCAATACAAACACTTGATGGTGCATTGAAATCGAACATATATCCCATCAGGTCACCTTCACCTTCTGCTCTTATAACGCGACCCAAGATGTCTTTATTGTATAATCGTAAATATTTTTTTAACGCCACAGATGGCTCCCCTGCAACTCCCTTTACATCAGCTGTAGACCACTCATTATCTGCTTGGTAATATTCCAACTTATTGATGAATGTCATGATCTTTTGCCATATTGCATTGCAGTCACTAAGCAGTTCTTTTTGGCCCCTATGGTTACAATATCCTGCTTTGCAATTTTTCCATGATAATTTATCCAATACAAACACCTTCATGTTGCTGATATAAATACCGTCGTTCTGCGTGAATACATCGTCATATTGAACAGTACGTTCCAATAACTTTACCGTCGGGAAACCAACCTGTAATTTAGCTGCCGGAGAATTTGTTGTCTCCTGCGCTCTATCAAAGAAATAGTACTTACCTCTCTGTCCAGTTTGTCCGCTATTACCACCCTTAATCTCGCTCACATGAGATATCCAGTTGAATGACTGAGGCCTTTTGCAAAGAATCTCATTATTCCTAGTGTCGTTGACAATCGGCGAAAATTTAACCGCTGATCTGAATATTTTTATCCACTGTACATCATCTGGAAACTGCATCTTAATATATTTTTGTATTATTTAAACTCTTTTCGTACATCACTGATTCTGCTTTCCTTCTACAATTCTTCTTTGTTAATTCCAAGTAGTAGCCACCCCTACTCATGATCATCTGATTTATCCTTTGTTCCCTTGCTTCTGATTCTGTGTGAGATTGCATTGCTTTTGGATCACTTGGAGGTATTCTTTTGGGAGGATGGAAGTACCAATGAAAATAAGGGTCTGTCCTTAAACATTCATTGTATTGCTCAAAAAAAAATCAATATCCATTACAGTTTTTGCTGGTAAATCTTGAAAATAATCAGCATTATTGTCGATGGTTTTTCGTATTTCTAAAATGTCGTTTTTGGTTTCGTATTCTGGAATCAAAACTAATGAAGCCACCAATCTACACATAGCAGTAAATTCAATAGTGCCGTCATCATCATAACTGATATTCCTGAGAGATTCCATGGCCTCTATGTAGGCAGAAAATGGCATGTCAGATGAAACCTTCCCATCGTAATTCCAAATAAAAGGTATCTTATATTCTTTGTCTTTGTATTTAAATTCATACCCTCTTGTCTTTAGATCCGGAGGTACATAAGATACAATATTTGCTCTCATGATGTTCATCAGGTTATCTACAACTTTGAACCTTGATGCAGTAGAATATTCATCGTCTACCAATTCTGGGATATCTCCTACAACTTCTCTTAGAGCTGCGATGCCATACTTGATAGCTTCGTAATCGTCCTCAGTGTTAGTATGTTTTGTATAATTTTTCATAAAAGGGAGATAACTCGAAAAAGCTATCTCCATTAAATTTGTTGGGACTTCAATATCCCTGCCGCCTATCTCAACCGTTATCACGCAACTAAGATTTCTGCGTTCATTCTTTTCTCCATGGTGGCTCTGAAAGTATCAAAAAATCCTTTCGTGAATTTCGATGGAGCTTTGTACTCAGCCTCTCCCAAGTTAGCAATTTCGTCTGATAAGTATTGACCAGCTAAAGAGATGTCGTCATTAAACTTGGCTCTAACCTCTTCATCGGTCATTTCCATCATCTTTTTATATGTGTTCCCCATCTCCTTTTCTACTTCTTTAGCCACAACAGGAGGGGATTGGGCTGTTATAGGCTTTTTTCCCTTGGCAAAATCTTCAAGCTTAAACACAACTTCTTCTTGTTCTCCACCAACAGGAAATTGGGTATTTACAAAGTGAATTACCTTAGCCTTTTCTTCGGGAGTTCCTTGTTCTGCTAATTCCAATAACTTTTCTCTCATTATAAAATTTTTTGATTAAAAATAGAATTACAAATATAGTGTTTATAGTTATATATTTCACCAAATAGTAAGCCTTATGGTCGAAGATATCCTTCTGGTACATAAGCCATTGTCAATCCTGTGTACCCATTCATTCTATATCCCCAGCAATATTCTCCTAATCGATGGTGGAATATTTCTTTGACATCAAGTATTTCTAATGGCTTTGTTGTACCTGTCCAATTACCAACTTTAATTTTTTGGCCTACTTTGTATTTTGGTTCTGCATCCATAATCCTAAGTTTTGCTTATATTAATCCTATACCCATCTAATCCAGATTCTCGTTCTTTCTTCTGCAAGTAAAGCATCATTTCACCATAACCTGCTTTCTCAAACTTATCAGGATAACGCTGTTTTATGATGTTTATTGCCCAACCAAATTTATATCCTCTACATGCACAAATATAAAGTAGCGATCCATCATCCATTTTAGCTAAATCCTTAAAAGGGGTAAGTCTGGTTTTATTGAAAAACATGGCTTCCACATCCATTACAACGGTCTTTATTCCTGTGGACAACAATATCTCTGCCATCTTTATTTTAAATGGTACACCGCATCCCACACACACCTTGGCTGTTATAGGACTCAGTACTCCACATTCACAATTCCTGAATTTGGCTTCTTCTTTTTTTCTTTCTCCTTTGGATTTCTTTTTCTCATTTAGATCAAAGCCATTAATGTCATAATGCTCTACCGGCCAATGTCTTCTTACGTTACCGCCAAAGTCAATTACCAATCCTGTTTCTTTGCCCTCAGAAGTCCTTTGTGATCTACCGCACATTTGAACATAGTACATTTCTGAATTAGTGGCCAACTTCAATATAACACCTGCCGTGCAAGGTAAGTCGGTTCCCTCTATGCATACCCTGACATTATTTATAACTAATATTTCTCCTCGCTTATAGGCTTCGTAAATAACATCTCTTTCATCACTTGGTGTCTGATCATCTATACATGCGCTAGATATTCCGTTTTTCAGGAACTCTTCATGCATGATCCGGCTGTCAGTCTTACCTATATTGAAAACTATGCAGTTCTTTCCAGAAAGGTATTGCTTGTACTGCTTGACGACATCAGCATAGGCTACATTGTTGTTAAACGAATCTTGCTGACTAACTTCTGTAAACTCTCCACCTTTCATCTTAAGGAGAGAAAAGTCCATAGTCCGATCCGGTTCAATATATGTGCATCCAACGATTCTTTTTAGAGCTATTAACTCCAACATTTTTATTGGATTGATATGGGTCTCAAAAACGTCACCTAGACTACTGCCATCTGTTCTCCTAGGAGTTGCTGTTAATCCTGTTATTGGGACTCCTCTCTCTTTATAATGTTGGGTAATAACCTTATACTCATTAGACTTTATATTATGGGCTTCGTCAACGCAAACAATATCTACTTCTGGAAAATTTCTCCTGGATAATGTCTGTCTGGAAGCAATGTAAATACCGTTATTTGACGGCCTTTCTTTTTGGGACAATATAATCCCTGCTCTAATTCCATATTCATTAAAAAGCCTGTCATCAAACTGCTTTACCAAGTCTCTTTTATGGACAATAAATAAAGCTCTTTTGTTCTGCTCAGTGCAGAGTTTTACAATATAGCTGAATATGGTTGACTTACCAGCTCCACAGGACAAGATAATCAAAACACTCTTATAGCCTTCGCGTAATTTTGCAAAGAGCTGAGAGATAGTTTTCTTTTGGTAGTCAAACAATTGGTGCTGCACTAAATATCTTTTTTATTTTTTGTTTTGCCATTAGGGTTCGAACCTAAACTTCCTAAACCAAAATTAGAGGTGCTTCCGTTACACCATGGCAAAAATCTTTATATTATTTTAACATTGATTCCAGCTCTTCGACGCTCTTACTTTTTAGGGCTTCGTCTTTCTTCTCTGAAATGGCAGCAATAATTTTTTTGTTGTGCTTTAAATTCGCAGCAGCCTCTTTAGCGGCCTTCCTTTCTGCTAATTTTATTTGCAGAATCTCTAACACCACATCAAGTTTTAACTTTACAAGCATGTCTTTTTCAGAAACCTCTTCGATAAAACTTTTTTTCCCTGACTTTTCAAATTGTTCGTCAAGGGAAACGGCTATGTCATTCAGATCCTCTACGTCGACGTCCCATAATTGCTCGGTAGATAATTGTCCTTTACTTGATTGGAACCTACCTTTCTGTCTAGTGATTAACTTAAAATTATCCATTTTTTCTGTTTTATGATATTATTAAAATTTTATTTTTACACATCTTTTGTGAGTACCCTGCAATCTTACAATTAGCTCGTCTCTTACAGTGGCATTGAACCCTAATCCAGACAACTGTTTATCGGATGGCTCAATCATTTTTGTTAAAGCCAACACCTCTAAGACCTTTCTATGAGCTGACAGTTCAGCATTAAGGTTTTCGTTGTGGAATCCTCTTATTGGCACCGGAGTTTTACATCCATTTAACATAAAGAAATAGTGCTTATTGCCAACTTTGTTTTCTCCCCAATGATTAGGAGATAAACACAAAAGGTTTACTTTATGGAATTGATTAGTTTGCAACCCATATACTTCCTTAGATACAGATTTAGACTCTTTAATCTCCATACTGCTTGATGGTTTAACTGTGAACGAATTGCCATCAAAATTAATTATAACAACATCTACCCAATTATCCCCTGTTTTCCTTTTCAAAGACATTAGAGTTAGTTCCCCGTCTGCTTCAACCTCTAAATCAAAAGGCACATTCAACCCTCTCCTTGAAAAATTATGCACTCTCACAATGTAGCGTCCTATTAACATTTTAGACTTATCTACATAAATGACGTTTTCAACTCTTTTCTCAGGAGGCTGAGGCCCATCTACTCCCTGTGCGTCCAAATCCAATGTCCCGCTAGAAGGGAACACACTTCTAACCGATTTATAATCAATTCTATTTCCGTTTGGCTCTTCAACGTGCAAGTCATAGTCATCAGTAGTCAAAGGGAATGATAAACTAATCCTTAATACTCCATCCACATTGCCACCCCTAGACTTGACCGCTGACTTTATCTGAGATTTCCCTGAAAGGTTCCCGTTAAAAGTCCACGAATAGTTGTTGCTCCAAGCGAATATTGGCTTACTTTCTTTCACCTTCGAAGTAGTAAGTGTAACGAAATTTCCATCATACCTATTCTCCAAATAAGCCTCAACGGAAGTACAACCAGGAAGAATATCTTTCATGAACTTTTCAATATCAACCTCTTCTACTCCATCGAACTCATTTCTCTTGTGTCTTGAAGTATTTGACTTAACTTCATCAAAAATAGAAACCTCTTTAATCTTGCCGTCACCAACATTTGTGTGAAGTATCTCAGACACTTTAATGTCATCAATAGTGGCAAGGGTTCTGTCAAAGGATTCTTCATATCCGTTTTCTTCTACGAATTTTTTAGCGGCATCTATTTGCGATTTAGTGATAGGTGCCGAAGCCTTCTTGTAGTTCACTGGGTCTACTCTCTTATTCCAGTTTTCACAAGCCTTATTGAGGTCCATCCCCTCTGACAATTCAGAGCATAATACTCCTATCAACTCATTCCTGAACCTAGCATAACTAAACCCAAATGATTGAACCCAACACCAGTTATCTCTATTCTTTGCGTCGATTGAATCATAAGAATCTTTGCATTGGATAATAGCATCAATCTTATGGATATGCGGATCTCCATTTAGTAGCGATCCTTGCAAAATCAAATCCTTCACAAGCCTCAATGTATCTAAAGATATTGTTTCCATCGCTCTCTGGAATACATTTTTTGATTCCCTGTAGTTTGCCATAATGGTTTCTACAGATAAGCCTGTGGTGTCCACAAACTTTTTGTCTAGGAACAGGTGTAAGTGTTTAAACTCTATGATCTCACCAGGATCAACCACTCCGTATTTTTCAGATTCTTCTTTGGTGTACCTTTTTTGATTAGAGGCAACGCCTAGCTGAAACTTTTCACTTTTCTTAGTGCAAGATTCGTAAGGGAGACTATTAAGCTCTTGGAATGTCTCAAAGAAAACCTCTTCAATTTTTGAGGATTTAATTTTGGCAGATATTGCATTTACTGACGCTGCATACTCTTCGTCCACATCTGGAAGATCAAACATGGTTTGTATCTGCAAATCCTCACCAATAGATACGATATTGCCATATCTCCGAATAAAGTTATTGCAATGGTTGCAGTTATGAGTACTGCTTGCAGGGTCTCTAAATACCGGATCGTTTTCTTTCGAAAAAGACGATAGGTATAAGTCCCAAATTTGGTCGCCGGTTATCGCGGCCCTAAACAATTTTCCAGAATCCGACATTTGGTCGAATTTTTCCTGAATGAGTGAATTTAAATGTTCCATTTTTGAATTATTTTCTGTTTTTATTCTAAATTATGCATTTTTACAGTCACCTTTATCCCCAATGATGCGTAATACATTTCAACTTCCTTATAAGTCCTTACACCCGCCCGCTCAACCCCATGAGTCAATGAAGTTAAAATCAGAATATCTTTATTCGCTTCCAAAAATTTCGTTTGCTGTTCATTTAAACTGCCAAGTACTTTTGTCAAATAATCTAAATCAACTTTTGGTGGTTCTATAATTACCGATTTACATGCAGCAGTATTCTCAGAGCTAATACATTCACTTCTGCATAATCCAGAAGCCCATTTAGAGTGCCGTTTACGCATTCTTTTTAATAGCTTCTTTGTTTCTTTCTTATCGTTTCCCATTCTTTTTTATTTTTCCTTTCGGCCATTGCACCTTCTCAATCTTTATATTTTTATCATTCAGTGCATCTTGGAAAGACTGCAAATCAATATTTTTTGAATTTTCAGATATAAAGAAAAACACTTTTGTAGGTTCTAAATCTTCTTCTTTCTTATCGTTTGCCATGTCTCTTAGTTTGATTTTTAAAATCTACGTCAGCAAATAAAGCCAACACTGCTACTGCGATGGTAAAAATGATCATATGTTCTTATTTTGGATTAACTAAAAATATTATAATGAATATAGATTACCAGCCCTCCATAGGAAATTCTAAATAAACTTGTGCGTTCATTCTTATTTCGTTCGTAACTGTCTTAACCCTCTGGTCTGGGTACGTCATCATGGTGCCATCCTGGAATAGACGGGTACCAACCTGGCATTAACATATGTATTCTACTATCAAATACTACATCTATACGCCAACCATCAGGAAGGTTATCTAAAAAAGATCTGGTTATTTTACCCCCATTCAGATACGCATAGTCAAAATCAGAGTTAAAGAACATTGGTTCTTTCTTAATTTCGGAATTATCTACATCTATTGCAAATAATCCTACTTTCTCTTTTTGGCTACTAAAATGTTTTTTTGTTTTTACTACCATTTTAAACAATTACTTTAATCAATGTTTCAATCATCTCTTGGTACTTTTTCTTAATATGAAATTCCTGCATACTACAAGAATTGTCAAGCTCCAAATCGTAAAACTCCAACATCTCCAATGATATACCGCACATCTTTGAGAACTTCTTTGCAATAGCCGTACTTACAGTTTCGTTTTTTTCTACCTTACTGTAATGTGCTCTAGGAGTACCCATTCTCTTTGCTGCTTCTGTGGCAGTAATACCCATTAGTATTCTTAATTTCTTGATTGTCTTACCTTTCATTTAGATAAATTCCGTCTGTTTGCAAATAGTCAAATACTGACCATATTCCGATTATTACTACAACGAGTATAGTTATACATATTATTGTGTCAATCTGGTCCGTCGTCAATTTTTTCATGAATTATTTTTTCTGTGACATCACCTACGTAACATCGGTTTATAATAAATTTTTCTTTTTCCCATGTAACACTTAATGTGCTCCCACCTATTCCGGCTTGTAATGGAGTAGGAACACTGTATCTGTAGTTAACCCATCCACCATGAAGATGACAATGGTGACCGTTATCCATAGTAAATTGGCATATTAATTGAATGAAACTCATTTCCTTAATTCCTAGTGAATGATATCCTTGGAAATTAATTCGCTTCTCTATATAATCGATGTTTTTATACATTACCCCTAGATAATTGTTTTCTGAATTTGCCAACAGTTATTTTTTCAGCCATTTCCTTTCTTCTTCTCCATTTTTTGAATTCCTCAATACTGAGTTCTGAAATATCTTGGTTTATATTAGGATTATCAACAAGCAGATTATTGGCCATCAAAAAAGCAGAAAAGAAAACCTCCAATTCTTCTTTATACAGCTTGTTATAAAAAGAGTATTTTGCCTCAATTTCCACATAGTTTGATGCACTACATTCGATCATGTAATTTCCCCCAAGTCTATGATCCTTTATTAATTTCTCTGGGAATTCACCATAGCATTTTATTAAGTAATTTACATGCTTGACTATTTGATACCACAATTCATGTTCATCATTCTTTAAATTAAAATAGTATGGTTCTATTTTATCTCCTTCAATTTCTTCAATTGAGATATTATGCTTTTTCAATAAAGCATTTAGCATATTTTCGGCAGCTTGCTTCTCACCCCTAACACCTCTATCTACTAATGCTTTTATCTTCCTACCTAACTCTAAATGCTTACTCATATCTTAGCTATTGCTGCATTTATTTCACTAATTCTGGCAGTGTTTATTGAGTAAACCGTGAAATACCCATCATGCCGATAACACACAATATTTTCTTCCCTAAGGCACCCAAGTAAGTAACTGATATTTGCTTGATCTTTGCGCAACGCTACATAAATCTGCGTCACATTCATTTCCCTACCAGACAAAACTTTCATTAAACCTCTTACTGATTTCCTGTTAAGCATTGTCACTAAATCATGTGCTCTTTTTAGTTTTTCGCCGTATTCCATAATTAAATCATTGTTTTCTATTTTTATAAATATGCGCTACTAATGGTTTTGTCACTAGTAGCGCATATTTTAATAATCTAGGCAGTAGCAGCCTTAACGGCCCACATTGCAGCCTCTTCAAAAGAAGTTTGGGCAATGGAAGCAAGCCTACCATCCTTTTCTTTTAATGTTTCACAGATATTAATCAACTCGGCAGATTTCTGCTTAATCAAGTCAATAGTGCTGTTGTTGGATACATTAAAATCCGTGCGTACTCTTACTTCGCCAAGTGTTTTTGTCTCAGACATTTTCTATGATTGTTTAGTTAAAAATTCTTTTTCATCACCATCTTTAAATTCCCCAAGACCAATCGAAACCCCAGATTTTACCTGTATTTTACTTAAGGCGGATTTCGCAGCAGAGCCTATTTCACGCATATTCTTCCTTGCTTCGGGAGTCCATGGTATTTCGAAGGTATTCACAACCTCTTCGCTATCTTCAATAAGGGTCTGTAGGGCTAATTGGATTACTGTAATTTCGTCTGGATTTAATACCGTCATGATTTCTGTTTTATAATTTATTTAATAATTGTTTTGTATTTGCGCCACCGGTGTCGTATATACATTCGTTATAGGGCATTTTTAGGACGACCTTGCTCGTATTGTGTAATATCAATAATCCCTAAACTATCCAACAACTGACAAAATTCAGGCTCTTGTATTTCTTCGCTGTCTATTTCAGACATTTTTTCTAACAAGTCCTTAAACAGCCATAGTGCTGACCAGCTATCCTCAAATGCTTTTAATCTTGCACAGCCTTTGCCATTTAAGATTACCCATTCAAATTCAAACTCGCCACTTGTACCACCTTCAGGATGATACATTCCCACCATAACTTTTTCAGTTTCTCTTGGCAGAAATTCTGCGTAATGTGCTTTACTGCTTCTAATGTATGCTCTTTTGCATCCTTCGTGATTTGACATATCCGTAAATTAAAACGCCCTATAACATACGCTATACAAAAGCAGGGGCTTTACTGCTAATACAAGCGGTTTTTACTTAATAATTAATTTTGTGTTGTTTTCAATTTTACCATTTAATTTTTTATTCAAAGTAGCAATATCCATTTTATAAAATCTTGCTGCTTCTGAAATTGAATTAAATGTTTCGTTTGTTTCAACATTTAATATTGTTCTGCCTTGATATTTAGCATTTTTCAAAGCATTTTTTCTATTTTCTAAATGCTCTTTTGATTGCTTTTTACCTATTTTAGCTAATCTCATTTTTTCTTTTGTTTCTTCGCTTAATGTATCCTTCGCTTCCATTGCTAATTCAAATCTTTCTTTGCTTAAATTACCTGCTGTTGGGTACATCCATCTTGCACCTGCTTTACTCATATAAGTACATGGTGGGTGTGCTATCATTAAGTCATATTTACCACTATAAGCCTCTTTTACTGCATCGCCTTGTATGTGCCATTCAGGATGTCCGCCACTTGGTTCTTGTATATCACAACTATAAGCCTCTATTCCTAACGCTCTAAATGCCTTACAAACTGTCTGCGATTCTTCACAGGCTACTAAAACTTTAAAACCGCCAGCTGCTAACATAGTATATATGTCAGTTGCGGTTTGTGCTGTATTTGATGTTTCTACCATTTTATATTCTTTTGTTTAAATTGATAAGTCAGTGCTTTTAATCGCAACCGAACATATATACTCGACCGGCTCAATGTAAGAATAAAAATGCCTAATGAAAAATGTTCCCGGTAAATTTATAAAAGTGACGAGTGTAGTCAAGTTCTAGGAACGCTTCCCACTAAATAAACAAAAGAAACAATTTAGCACCCATGGCACTACCCATATTTGCCCTATGGGTGTTTTTGATTTCTTTAAAAATAATTCGCTTGTAAAATCAAGTGCTCCGGCTAACTTTGAAGCACGCGCTCACAAAATGGGCAGTGATGCATTTGGGGTGAATCTGCTGAGCGAAACCACAAGCGTAAAGAGTGAGCAGGGAGTGATGGCCATCGCTACGGCCTATCGCTGCATGTCTGTCGTTGCCAATACAGTAGCTATGCTGCAGGGTGACATTTACAAAGACAGGACCAAAAACAATTCCCACCAACAGTATGAATTATGGTTTAAGAAACCAAACGATCTAGTCAACGCATTCAAATTTAAAAATCAACTTACGCTAAATCTTCAAAACCTTGGCAATGGCTTTGCTGTGGCCAAAAGGGAGCGTGGAATCATTGTAGCTTATCAGATCAGGAGAAATCTTGAAACGATCATTCATGAGGGTGAGCGATACTATTTTGATCGCAAATATGATGAAGTGTACTACAATGAAGATGTGATCCATCTTGCAGATATAGGCGTCAATGAGTTTACTGGCTTGTCCAGGATAAAACAACATGCGCAGCTATTTGGTAAAACAAAAGCTGCATTGGACTATGTAAATGCGATGTACTCCAATAAGATGTTTCTCGGTGGTGCGATACAATACCCTGAGAGTGTGACAATGACCAAAGAGAAAAGCGACGCCATCAGAGAGATGACGCAGCAAGTCTACGGAGGTATTGAAAAATCAGGAAAGTTATTTACAATTGATCAAGGTGGTCAGCTCAAGCAGTTTGACAACTCCATGCCGCTTTCTGATGCAGAATACATCTTGAGTGAAAGACTTACCAATGAGGACATGTGCAGGGTCTACGGTGTGCCACCATTCAAAGTATTTGAATACAACAAGATGTCTGGTGAATCGATGGAAGCTGCCAAGATAGAATTTGCAGAATCTACCATCATGCCTATTGTCACTCAATTGGAGCAGGAGATCAATAACAAAGCATTCGTAGAGAAAAACACAACCATCAAGTTTAATCTCAAATCTCTTTTGAGAGCTGATATAAAGAGCCAAGCAGAATATTGGTCCAAGATGACTGCTATTGGCAAATACACCATCAATGAGCTCAGAGCTCTGGATGATGATGATCCTGTGGTAGGTGGTGACAAACCATTGATCCAGGCTAACAACTATTTCCCTCTTGATAGGCTGGATGAATATGCAGATGCTATGATCCAGGAGAAGCTATCTAGGGCAAGGAAATTGGACGCGGATGCTGACGCGGTTGATAATCCAGCGAATCCATCAATATAAACAATTGAAACAAAAGTAGAACTGAGGTTGCAAGTTCTTTGCAATCAATGGAAAAGAACATTCTCATAGCACAGGAACGCGCATTGCTTTTGGAAAGAAGTGATGAAAATACTGATGTGTTTGTCATATCTGATGAATCGGTAGACAACCACGGTACTTCATTTGAGGTAGGTGGTTGGGATCTCAGCTATTCTAAGAGAAATGGAGTGGTTACTTATGGTCACCCCGATCTTGATAGCACAGATGACACACTATACATCGGTAAAAGCGAAGTGTACATTGAAGATGGCAAGCTCAAAGCAAAAGTAGAATACAATCAAGACAACCCCAGGGCTTTGAGGATCCAGAAAGCTGTAAAGAATGGATTTATAAAGATGGCTTCCATTCGTGCTTATATCCATGATGCAAAGTGGGGCGAACCCGGTACAGATAAGGCAGATGTATTGATTTACACAAGACAATCTCTATTTGATTGGGGCATTGTACCACATGGGAGCAATCAGAATGCCTATGCTCAAAGATCTGCTATCGCTGAGAAGCTCGGCATAGCTAGGACCATAGACCCACCAACAGACACACCAACACCACTACCAACAGAAGAAGAAATTGAAAAACCTGAGCCAATAGATATGTCTGAGGAAGTATCAAGAATAGGGAAAGCGATTTTAAAAATTAAGAAAATTAAAAAGTAAACGATGAAAGAGTTGGTTGAAAGACTTGATGTTGTTGGCAAAAGGCTAGAGGAGCTTGAGCCAAAGGCGGTAAATGGCACCCTTACGCCAGAAGAAGGGGCGGAGGTTGCGAGGCTGACAGATGAAGCGGACCAACTCGAAATTCAATTCAAAGCAATTGATAGGTTGAAATCTCGTAAAGCTGATAAAGCGAAAGCTGCAGCTAAAGCAACACCTGAGGAAAAACTTTCTGAAAGGTTTTCTTTGTTTAAGGCTGTAAGGAGCTTGGTATCAAACAAAGACTTTAGTGGAGCAGAAGCAGAGGTACACGCTGAGGGCTTGAAAGAAGCGAGAGCTTCACAAGTGGCCGTAGAAGGTTTTGCACTTCCAGCATTCACAAACAGGCATTTGCAAAAAAGAACTACGCTTGATGCAGCAACAGCAGCAACAGCGGCAAACTTGATTGCAACTGAGCTTTACGACATGGTCCCAGCATTAGCACCTCAATTGATGCTTAGCATGATGGGTGCACAGGTCTGGACTGGTCTTGTGGGTGATGTAGATGTACCTGCGGGTGATGGAATCTCTACTGCCACTTTCAATACTGAAACTGGTACGCTTGATGAAACCAACCCTACAACGAAATTGCTTTCTTTGAGACCTAAGAGATTGGGTGCTTGGACTGCAATGACTTTGCAAATGCTCAACCAGTATAGTATTGATTTTGAAAACTATGTCATAACTGACTTAGTAGGTGCAGAGGCAAGAAAAGTGGAAGGTGTTGCCATCCTTGGTGGTGCAACAAACGAACCTACAGGTATCTTGGGAATGTCTGGAACAAACACGGTAGCGATTGGCACAAACGGTGGCGTGATTACCAGAGCGCATTTATTGGCCATGGAATCTGCAATTGCTATCGCAAACGCTGATGATCAAACAATGGCATTCCTTACCACTCCAGGAGTGAAAGGATATTTGAAGAATTTGCTTTCTGCTGCTGCTGTTGGTCCTTTTGTATGGACTGATGACAACACTATCATTGGTTACAATGCATACAAATCAAACCTAGTGCCTAAGACTTTGGTCAAAGGTTCTTCCGGTGCGAATTGTCATGCGGTAATCTTCGGTGATATGAGTAAATTGATCATTGGAAACTGGGGTGTAAGAGACTTGACAGTAGATAACATCACTTTGAAAAAAGCTGGTAAGATTGAAGTGGTAATGAATAGCTTCTGGGATGTTGGAGCGGTTCACCCTGCTGCATTCTCTGTTATCAAAGATGCGCTTTTAGCATAATGAAATAATTGATTGGTAAACATTTGGTGGATAGGTTGGATTGTAGCGATCCAACCTATTTTTATTAATAACAAAAAGTAAATTATGTCAACTGATAAAAAAGTAGAAACTAAAGAGGAAAAGAAATCAAAGGTTTTGGTATTCCTCAGAAATCCCACAGGGTTTAGCAATCTGGCCAATAATGCTGGTGAACGCATCAATGTAGATCAAGTGCGCATGGATCCAGAATTGCAAAAGAGACTGATTGATCAAGGCTATGCAAAATATGAGTAATGAGCATCATTGAAACAAATAGTACTGACTCACCAATCACATTGTCACAAATGCAAGCAAATCTCAGATTGCCCGATGGCATGGATGAAGATTTGATCAATCGTTTGATCCCTGCAGCAACTCACTATTGTGAATTGGTCACCAATATAGCAACCAGAAACAAAACGGTTGTTGCTACTTACATTGGTCCAAACACCTTATATGATCTCAAGTATAAGGCTGCCACGGTGACCACAGTAAAGATCAATAATGTAGTCACTACAAATTTTACCACTCACTTAACTGGTAATCCTGGGTTTGTAAAAATTGAAGATACTGTTGATGCTACTGATATTGTAGATATTACTTATTCTGTCACAGGTATCACGACACATGAGGCATTGAATGAATGTATCATTGCTTATGCATCGGCTTTGTACAATAACCCAGAAGGATTATCAGAAATGGATATGCGCAGAATAAATTTCAGACTTAGAACAATCTCACAATAATGAGTTTCAATGGTATTTTATATAGTAGGCTTCTTACTGAGAAGATCAACCCCGGCAGATTCGATAATGTCATTGAGGTGCACGCATTTACTACCACTAAAAACTCATTGGGTGAAGATGTGAGGTCTTACACCTTACTTGCTACACAAAGAGCCCTTGTAGGTAAGATCAGCGCATCACAGGAGACCACAGAGACACCCAATGTGAAGGCGTTGAATGATGTTGCT